TAGTTGATCATTAATTGGTTGACCAAAATCTAAAAATTTATAACCCATCATCACCCCTCCAGTAGGTTGACCAATTTGGATCAAGATATTCAGTAGAAGATGCGAAACGTAAATCGCATGATAATCTTGGAATCATATTATTAGTATCGAAGGACGCATGTACAGAATTTAGACAGTGAAATACAACATCACCTTTAGAAACATTTGGTAGTTGCCAGGTAGTTTTAAGTTGGTTTTCTAAACTCTTCAAATCACTAGCAATTGTCCTATCTTCTTTAACTAATGGTGATATAGTTTCAATATTTTTATGAGAGTTTTTAAGATAAACAAGTTGACCATGTTGAATATCAGCAGGTCCAATTGGAACCCAAGCAGTGATTGCTTTAGTATTATCTTTTACACGAAAATATTCTCCATCACGATGAGCAAGGGTGCATCTAGAACTAAAATGAGAAAAACTTCTTAAGATAGCACGAGGACATAGAACAGATTGTTCTGAATTTAATAATACTGCTGCTAACCTTTTAAGTATATCTGATTGTATAAAATCACAAAAAGGTTTTGACTTTACAAAAATATTTGCTGGATGTGAACCCACACCATGACGTGATTGCAAATTTTTTACATGAGTCCAGTCTTTACCATCATATGTATAATCCTCATCAAACATAGAAAAGTATTGATTCCTTATAGAATCAATTACCTCATCAGGAAAAACATTTTTAACTACTAGAAAACCTTCAAAACATTCATCATTGTGTCTATTAAGAAGGTCAGTTGATTCAATATAATGTTGTGAAGAAGGAACAGTTACTTCAAAAGATTTTTCAGAGGCTGTTAGATTGATTGACATTTTCTGAATTTCCTTGAAGGTTTTCTGATCCACCAATAGGGTCTAATTTTAAAGTGGTAGCAGAAGTTTTAGTTGCAATCTCATACATTTGTTGATGAATGTTTTCAGATTCTTTTGTTTGATAGAATTTATGTGCCTCTTGCTTGAATGCTTCAAATTCTATTTGCATTTCAGACTTTGGAGGATCTTCAAACCAATCATCATGTGGTGTTAACACAGGTGCAGGAACTCCTACATATGGTTCTTTATCAATCTCCTTACAATCAACTACCTCTTCATCAATTGCACACTCAATATCTTCTTCTTTGAAGATACCTGCCTTCTTTCTAAGTAGGGTAGTCTGTGTCTCAAAAATTTGTTTAATTTTTTCAATCATGACCATTGAAGTTTTTTAGTATATTCGTATGCATAAATTTCACGATTACCCTTAATGCCCCATCCTAACCAATAGTATGCAGGAACCATGTACTGTCTAACAGTTTTTCCTGAACCCTCAAACTCTGGAAGGTAACGTTGGAAAGTAGATTCATTGATCATATAAGAAGTTTGTCCCTCAAGTGAAGAAGGGTCACAATCATACTTATTACAAAACTTTCCAAGATTATTATAACGACCTACTGAGGTCCACTGAATAAGCCCATACCCACCACTATGACAATTGTTGTAAGAAACTCTAGCCCCTCCCTCGCATACGTTGGAAATGAAAAGACTCTCCTGTTTAATATTTCCCAGAATTGTAGCAAGAGCATTGCGGTCTGTGATTCTTGTTTTGTTTTGTAGTTCTTTGAGGACATACTTTTCTTCTGGAGTACAGTCATCACATTTCCAAGATGCTTCATACTGTACAACTGGAATAGGTTGTGCAACAGGTTGTTGTGGAACCTCCTGAGCAGTCATAAAACCAAGTGAAATCAATGCTTTAGCAATCATAGGTGAAATAGTCCTTCCTGTAATAACGACCAAGGATGTTGCTATTATAAAAGGCAGGCGTCCCATCTGTCAAGCTCTCAATAAGGACATTATTTAGGAAGAGCTGCCTTGTCTCTTCATAGTTGGTCTTCCCTACAGTAGTATGGAGACTCAATATAGACCTTCTAAAGGATTCTTTTCCGAATTTGGCAATATCAGTCTTAAGCTCTGGACAAGATCCATAGTAGTTGCGCCAGTTGCTTTCAGATGTAACTCTCCTTCGTTTTCTATCTTTATTTGTAACTCTAGGCTTTCGTTTTTGCCAAAAATACTTTCTCCCAATGTATTGTCGTTGGTTCTCGAGATTGGTAATGTTATAAACAAACCCCCAGTAATCCCCAACATCGTCCCCACTAAAAGGGGACTCCAGATAGAACCAGGGATTTGGATATTCTTTAAATTCTTCCACATAATAAGTTATTCTCCTGTATATAGTTTTTGAATCTCTTGAAAGAAAATGACCTCATCTGGAAGATAGAAGTGAGGTCCATGTCTTAAAATTGATTTTTGTTTTTTTGTAAATTGAGGATTCTCTTCCAGAGCTGTCTTCTGCCACTGTTTCATGAAACCACCAGTCATCTTGAATTTTTGCCTGTATTCTAGAGTTTAAATCCTGAGAAGGTGTCTTTTTTGACATCTTGCTTAATCCCCCCAACAACATAAGATTCAACTTCAGTCTCTTGAGGTGCAACCTGAAGACCCTTAGAAGAGATCCAATGCTGTGTCCAAGGAAGTGGATTTGCATTAGCAGCAATGTCATAGATGGGTTTGAGACCTAATGCTTTCATTCTACGATTAGCAGTCCATTCAACATACTTCTTGAGAAGTGCATCATTAAGACCAATCATACTACCATCTCTGAACAGATAGTCTGCCCACTTCTTCTCCTCATTTACTGCTTTCTCAAACATTGCATAAACATTCTCTTCTTCCTCCTTGGCAATCTCTGCCATATCAGGATCATCACCCTGCTTCCATTTGTTCAGAATGTTTTGTGTAATAGCAAGATGCTGGTTTTCATCTCTAGCAATCAATGAGATAATCTTTGCAGACCCCTCCATAAGTTTGAGTTCACCAAAAGCAAAACTGCAAGCAAAACTAACATAGAACCTGATACCCTCAAGAATGTTAACGTTAGCAACAGCTCTGTATAACTTCCTTTTAACATCTCTCTTGGTCCAGGCAGATGATGGAGAGTCCTTCCAATCCTCTTCCCACATACTGCCAGTCCCATACTGTTGGGCTGCTTGAATGAACGAGTCATATGCTTCTGTTACACTCTTTGCTCTCTCAAGAATCCTTTCATCAGTTACAATTTTATCAAAGACCTCTGATGGATCTGAATAGATATTTTTAATGATGTAAGTGTAGGAACGACTATGAATCATTTCCATAAATCCCCACACTTCCATACATGCTTCTAACTCAGGTAAGCTGCAGTAAGGAATAAAAGCCATCCCAGGACCACGCCCTTGAATGGAGTCAAGCATAATCTGATACTTGAGGTTGCTTGTATAGATATGCTTTTGTTCTGGGCGAAGTGTTTGATAATCTCCACGATCTTTCTGTAGTGATACCTCCTCTGGTCTCCAAAAATATCCTAATTGTTGTGTTGTAAGTTTTTCAAAGATAGGATACTTATATGAATCATATCTCTGAACACCAAGAGGTTGACCAAAGAACATTGGTTGCTTCTTGGTGTCATGGGGATTGCTGTTAAAAACAGTCATTCCCCTTACTTTTTTATCATCAATTGTATTGTTCACTGAACTTACCTTAAACTGCACAGGATTCACACTCCCCCTCCTCTACTTGTTCTAGTTCGTTTAATAGACTATTTAGATTTGAAGACTTATCCTCCTCAACCTCATCAGACTTCATATCATGTGTATTTTGATAATATGAGGTCTTCCAACCATACTTATATGTAGTTAGAAGATCATTTGCCATTTGAGAAACAGGAACCTCATTGTTAGGGTAGTTCTCTGGATTATAGGACCAATTGCCTGAAATTGCTTGGTCAAAAAACTTTTGCATCACAGATACAATATTAATGTAACCTGTGTTGTCAGGCATTTCCCACAGCAATGTATAATTATTTTTCAGAGTGGTGTAGGAGGGAACAATCTGCTTAAGAGGACCCTTCTTGGACTTCTTAATGGACAGGTAGTCTCTAGGTGGTTCAATACCATTTGTTGCGTTTGACACAACGGAACTGCTCTCTGAAGGCATTTGTGCGGACAGTGTTGAGTGCCTAAGACCGTAGGTGTTGATAGATTCTCTAAGACTTTCCCAATCATGCTGCAACTCCTGAGATGAAATCTCGTCTACGTCCTTCTTGTATGTATCAATTGGTAAGATGCCATCAGCATACTTTGTTCTACCAAAGTATTCACAGTGACCCTTCTCCTGTGCAAGTTTGTTAGATGACTTCAAAAGATAGAATTGGAATGCCTCAGAGAGACCATGAACAGCATCCCATGCCTCTTGAGACCCATAGGAGTATCCAAGTTTAGCAAGGTAATGAGCAAGACCAATGAACCCAATTCCAAGGGACCTGCGTGCCTTTGTAGCA